CCTTGGTTATTCATTCGTTCAAAGACGAATTGTTTTAGCGAGGTCATAATTATTCTCTTAGTTTATTACAGACTTTAATATGCTGTTCTTTTAGATAATAACTCGCGCCGCATTCATAGCAGTTGACCTTGTTGCGGTATTCCTCCAGCATTATCACCGCCTTGCCGCCGCAAAATTTGCATTTGAGTTCGCTCATAACATTTAGGGCATTTAATTTTCTTGCAAATCATTCCGTAATTATCCGAATAATAACATTCGTAATCAGACATTGTCCCACATTCAGCACACATCATTTTAGTTTTTATGCTCATATTTTTCTATGTCTTCCAAATCCAGAACATAACCGGCGTTATAAGAAACGCGCCACACTTTATCAGCCAAGACCTGATCGGTCATCATTGAGCAAAAACATTCTTTTCGCTTTTTTAAAATTTCCGGATTGGAATTGTAATATTCTATCATCTCGTCGGGTAGTTTGTGCATGTTTTTTTGTTGTTAAGTTGTGCTATGCCGTGGATTATTGAATCGTACTTTTCAAACATCGAGCCGTTATGCCAAAGAATTACTCGACCGGTTTTTCCTGTCATGCGATTAAGCTCAACAGATAAAGTAGCCACGTTGCTGTAAATATCATCCGTTTCATTGCGTTGCTTGTCTGTTATCTTTTTAGCATCGTTTTTGTTTTTTTCTCTGTTAAGCATAAGCACTACATCGGCTTCTTGTGTGATAAATGAGCTATCACGTATATCAGTATGGTCAGCCACTTTGTCATCTTTGATTTTTGAAGTATGGGCAATCAGAATAATCGGGATATTCAATAACACGCACATACGCTTAATCTCTCGAACTATTCCCCCGATGATAAAACTCACGTTCCTGAAATCCATCAATGGCAAAAGGAAATGAAGATGGTCGATAACTACCAACTTTATGTTTTTTTCTTTTTTCGCCTTGGCTATGCAATCGAATAACCATTGATATTGCAAACCATCTCCGCCTCGATGAAGCTCCAGAGGCATGAACAACGGCAACGGTATCGGTTCCTCACCTTTCATTTGCTCATACTTCTTGGTTATTTCCTGCCAGCCCATCTCATAAGAGAAAAATAATGAAGCCTGTCCGAACAACGCCAGATTGAACATGAATGTTTGTGCTAAAGTAGTCTTACCCATTTTCGTGGGAGCGGACAAAACGTATAATCTCCCAGCTTCAAAACCTCGAATAAAATCATCTAGCTTTTCAATGCCCGATGAAACTCTGGGAGGGATTGGCTCCTTTTTTAACATTTCAAGGAACTCAGCATGACTGTAGATTTCAAATGGGACCAAGTCTTCCAATGCTTTCCCTTTTTCTAATGACTGTCGCACGTAATCTTTTTCCATAAATTTTAATTATATTTTTTCTTTTCCTCGTACCAACTGTCTATTTTGTCCCAATTTTCGGCCACTTTTATTAAATTCCACTCGCTTATATTATTATGCTTATAATACCAGTCCGCAATTTTAATTCTCTCTTTAGCCTCTTCAAAACTTTTTTCCAACGTATCCCCGGGGGTGTCCTCTTGTGCAACTTTCATTATCGCCTTTCCTGCTTTCAATTGTGCGGAAGCCTCACGCTTACCTACAAGTTCGCAATAGAACTTCGCAAGCTTCGCTGGATATTTCCCAAAAGTAATAGGCCGAGCGGAATTTTCGCCATCTCCCTCCTCATAATGAATATCACCGTCATTCAGTTCTTCTAGATTCATATTGTTACTGTCCTTTTCAAAAGGACTACATTCTTTACATTCTTTACATTCTTGTATATCCTGTAGCTTGTGCTTCGCCCCTGCTTTGCTTTCTGCTTCGCTTTCTACGGTTGATTTGTCATGGTATAATGCTTCGCTTTCTGCTTCGCCCATTTTTGAGGCTCTATTAACAATGTGCTTCGCCCCTGCTTCGCTTTTGTAATTCATAAGAGTTTGAAATTTATTATAATTTACAATAAATATAATATTTCCACGTGTCGTCTTGCGAACTAAAATCTGATTTTCTTGTTTTAGCCACTTGACGCATTTATGCCATTGATTGCTTGATATGTTTTTGAGTTTTAATTTATCTTCCGCCCAATTGAAGTATCCCTCTCCACGTTTAAATTGTTTGCCGTTTTTGTGATTAACCTTGGAAACAATATAGAACCAAATTTTGAACCATTCGGGTGGCTTCCAAAAGAAAATGTCGCTTTCTATGGTTTGTCTTGCCCATAGTACCGCTCCGCCATTTATGTTATCCATAACAAAAAATTCTCAGGAGCTTACAATGTGCCTACACCACGTTTCTTTGGTGCTACCGATTTTACGGTATCATTGCAAGCTCTTGAGAACTTTGTTATTGAAACGTATTTAGGCATATACTTCTCCCATTATAGCACCGCCACGAAAGTGCGCAAGGTGGAAGTTATCCACGCCTGTGTATTGTTGTATAATAATATGTACTGTATAATGTAATCAGACAAGAGCAATGGCCACGCACAACATACTTGCACTCTTAACGAGAGCAGGAAAGCGAGGTTGGGTGCCGTGTTCCGCTCTATCTACAACTATCGGCCTCGCTTCGTAAAATATGATTGCAACATATTTTCATCAAAACGACTAACTTTTTACGGAGTTTTTTTTGTATATGGACGACTACGACAAAGCCAAGCGACAAGCTGACGATAAGCTCCCGAGGAGTGTCAACCTTGCTGATTTATTAAGTTCTGAAGACATAAAAAAATTAAAAGAGGCCGGGTATCAAGTGCCCGGGTATTAAAAAGTATGTGTTTGTCTGGAATGTGTGAATATAACAACATTGTGCAGGGAATATTTTGGGGTGGAGCTGTTTTGGTGATATTTATAATTTATTTGTACAATGCGATAAAAAGAAATTATAAATAAAATGCTTACAGAATACCAACAACATATAGCGGACTGTCAAAGGAAAGCACAAGAGATAGGTCACTGTCTTTGCGGACTTTACGCTTGTCCATGTAAGAAGTGGATTGATTTGAAGATTTGTGATTGCGCAGAAAAAACAGCAAAATAACACTTTTATGCCAGGAGTACCATTTACTAAAGACGATCCTAGAATAAACCGTGAAGGCAGACCGGTAGGGTCAAGAGGTTTTACCACTAAAGTTAAGGAAGCCTTGCAAAAGATAGCCGATGGTAAAGATTATACCAACGAGGAGGCTTTTGTTAAAGCTATATTAAAAAAGAGTATTGTTGATCAGGACGTAGCGATGATGAGAACTGTGTGGGAGCAACTTGATGGCAAACCACTTCAGCGCCTAGCTAACGCCGATGGCAGTAACATTTTCCCTAAGCCTATATTAGAACTACCTCATGTACAGCAAAACGACAGCGACCACGAAGATAATGGGAATGACGAAGAGGATTAGGGCAGTCCCCGGTGGTACATCGGCCAGTAAGACTGTATCAATCATGTTGTACTTAATAGCCTTGGCCCAGTCTGATAAGGAAGCAACGCTAACCAGTGTCATTTCGGAAAGTTTCCCCCATCTCCGTAGAGGCGCAATGAGGGACTTTCTGTTAATAATGAAAGAGCATTGTTATTTCAAAGACAAGCTCTGGGACAAGACCAACAGCACCTACAACTTCGAGACCGGGAGCAAGATTGAGTTCTTCTCCGCTGATCAGCCTGATAAGCTCCGAGGAGCCAGGCGTGACAGAATGTTCATCAATGAGGCCAATAACGTATCGTTTGACGCTTTTGAGCAACTGGAGGTACGAACCAAAGAGTTCGTGTTCCTAGACTGGAACCCAACTAATGAGTTCTGGTATTACATGGAAGTCAAAAGCAAGCGTGACGACGTGGAGGAGGTTACTTTAACTTATAAAGACAATGAGGTATTAAGCCCGGAGATTATAGCTTCCATTGAGCAGCGCAGAGAGCGCAGAGGGTGGTGGACGGTGTATGGCTTAGGCCAGTTGGGCGAGGTCGAAGGTAAGATTTATAAAGACTGGCAGATAATAGACGAATTACCGCATGAAGCGAAGCTAGTTAGGTATGGATTGGACTTCGGATATTCCAACGATCCTACGGCCATTGTAGGGCTCTACAGCTATAACGGAGGGTATATCTTGGATGAGAAGACTTTTAATAAAGAGATGAGCAATAAGCGGATTGCTGATGTGTTACTTAACTTAGAACAAGGCATAGTGGTGGCGGATAGTGCTGAACCTAAGAGCATAGATGAGATTAGAGGCTACGGTGTGAATATTATCCCTACAGTTAAAGGTCGGGATTCCGTTAATAAGGGGATTCAGTTGGTGCAGGACAAGCGCATATCAGTCACTAAGAGTTCAATTAACATTATCAGAGAGTACCGGAACTATTTGTGGGTAGTGGATAAGGACGGGCGGATACTGAATGAGCCGGAGCATGAGTTTTCGCATAGCATGGACGCTATCAGGTATGCCATTGATTCGTTAAAGACACCACCGGCCAGGCCAAAAGAATACAATTATCAACCAATGAATACAAGAACAGGATACTAGTATGGCGAATAAAAAGAAGAATTTACAATTATCGGAGAAAGAGCAGAGTTTTGTTATCCAGCAGATACAGAGCCGGTATTCCATTTGCGAGAACCGGCAGAACGCGATATTCAGTAAGTTCCGTGATTACTACGAGTACTATCGCGGGACGGTGGCGTGGCCTGACGAGAATGTTTGGCGTTCAAAAGTGTTTGTGCCATACATTAAGCAGATAGTTGACACGGTACAACCAAGATTGGTTAGTCAAGACCCGATTATCAATGTATTACCTAGGGAAGAGGACGACATTAAAGATTCTCAGATGATGGACGAATTGATTAAGTACCAGTGGGAGTATATTAAGATGTATGAGAAGATTAAGATGTGGGTTAAGACGGGGTTGATTTATGGAGTGGGAGTAGTTAAGTTGGGCTGGGATTTCACTAAAACAGGCGATGACACGAAAGACGCGCCCTGGATAAGCCCGATAAGCAATTATGATTTTTACATTGCGCCTGACGCTTCCAATACAGACGATGCTAGTTATTGCATATACAAGCAGGAGCGTGATTTGTATGATTTAAAGAAGAACCCGAACTACGTTAATCTTGATAGGCTGGAGGAGGCACAGAGCCAGAACGAGAATGAGTACAAAACGGCGGAGCAAGGTTCGTTGTCTAGGTCAACTCCTAAAAAAGACAGTCGCAAGAAATTGGTGGTGTACGAGTATTACGGCAAGCTGGCCACTAAGGAAGACAGCGCGGAAGAGGACTGGTTTATTGTTACAGCCAATAACGAGTTCATATTGCGAGCGGAGAAATTGGAAGAGGTGTTCCCGTGCGGTAAGCCGTTTGTATCATTCATGGACGACCCCATGCCGTTGGATTACTGGGCGATTGGCGAGGTGGAACCGCTTATTCCAATGCAAGACGAATTGAATACGTTGCGCAATCAGCGATTGGATAATCGCAAGTTGATTATTAATCACATGTGGAGCGTCAATAAGAACGCTGGCATTGACTGGGATGATTTCGTGAGTCGGCCTGGCGGGATAGTTGAACATGACGGAACGCAAAACGCGGTAACGCCTATCATTATTCCTGATACTACGCAGGGCAGTGTGCAGGAGGAGTCGATTATCAAGCAGGACATGGATAGGACGAGCGGTATTTTCCCTGGCATGATGGGGCAGATACAAAAGCCCAGTGGAGCTGATGGCGATGTGAACAGTACGGCGCGTGGGTTCTTATCAGCAATCGAGCAGGCCGGGACGAAGATGCAGTACAAAGTGGATAATCTTGACGACGCTATCCGCAAGCTTGGCGAGAAGCTGTTGAAGCTCAACCAAAAATACATCAAGAAAGACCAAGTGATTAGGATAGTCGGCAAGCAGGGAATCCAATTCAAGAAGATACCGGCGGAGGCGATAGCGAAGAGCTATGATTTCAGGGTGGAAGGCGGGTCAACGCAACCGCAGAACAAGCAAGTGCTGACGCAGAAGTATATGCAGTTGCTTAGTCTTATGGCTAACCTGTCGCAAGCTCCGCTTGAGGAATCAACGCCTGGTGAACAGCCTAAACCCACTAAAGTCAATTTAAAATATTACATGGACAATCTCATCGAGCAGATGGATTTGCCTAATATCGAAGAGGCGTACATAACACCTGAAGCTCCAGCTGGTCCTCCAATGCCACCGGGCATGGCAGGCCAGACGGCACAAGGAATATCGCCTGAACAATATGGACAAGCAACCCAAAACGCAGGAGGAGGTGTTGGAACAGCTCAAGACGCTTTGCCAGCACTTTAATAATTTAAAGCAATTGGAGGTATGGAAAGTGATTACGGCGGTATTTGAGAATGAGATGAACAATGTTTCCGGCAAGATACTGAACGGGGCAAAGGAGACTTATGATAATGATATTGGTTATTTAAGGGGTTTGCGGTATTTGTTCAATTACATGGAAGCGTGCAATGGTAAGCTTAATGCTGAATTAAATAAATAGTGTTTTTCGTAGGTTGCCGACGTGACAGGTAACTTGAGACAAAACTCTAATAAATGTATGCCAGAAGATGTACAACCAGTAGCCGAAGAGGTTACTCCCGTGGAATCATCTGCCACAAGTGAAGAAGTTAGCGAGGAGAACCGAATCCCTCATTCTAGGGTTAAGGAGATGACCGAGCGTGAGTATCAGCGTGGCCGTGAGGAGGCTCTAAGAGAGCTTTTGAAGGACAACGATGATAAGCAAGTTCCTCAATCGGAGCCGAAAGGCGAGCCGAGCGAGCGTGAGGAGGCGATGAAGGTGTTAAGAGAAGCGGTACGGGCGGAGATAGGGCCATATCTCTCAAAACAAGAGATTAAAGAGTTCCTGGATTCCACACCTGACGCCGACAAGTACGTGAAAGAGATTAAAGAATTGCGTGTTAAGAACCCGTCCTTGGACTGGAAATCCGCTTATAAGCTGGCCTCATTCGATGACAAATTGAAAGAGGCGTCGCAGAAGGGGATTGAAGAGGGCTTCAAGGGCGTGGCCGAAAGAAAATCGGCAATAACCGAGAAGCCGGTGGCGACAACATCAGCCAGAGAGAAGACGCCGCTCGAGCAATTGGCGGCGGGCGAGATTACGAGCGCGCAATTCGCGGATACAATAAGAAAGCGGCATAATAATTAAAAGCAATGGAGCGATAAATGAAGACTGCGAGTCAAGATTTATCAAGGTTGAACTTCGTGCAATGGAGTTAGTATGACAGATTTTTTAGCGACAACCACGACCGGCGACCTTGCGAATGTCATTAAGACATTTTATGATAAGGTATTGCTGGAGGTGCTTGACCCCACGTTGCGTTTTTATCAGTTTGCGGATAAGCGGCCGGTGCCGAAAGGCGAAGGTCAGACGATTATCTGGAATCTACCGTACAAGATGGACTTGGGTCGCATTTTGACGGAAGGACAGCCGATGTCGTTGTCGGCAATGCGCAACCTTTCAACGTACAAGGTATCAGGTATTCTGCAACAGTACGGTGACGCGGTTTCCATTTCCGATGTAGTTGATGAGGTTTCCATGATTGACCTTGGAAGATTGTCAATTGAGAGATTGGCTGAACAAGCGGCATTGACCATTGATAGAGTAGTCGCGAACGCGATTATCAACAATGTTTCAACGTCCACATTGAAGAGCCACTTCTTGTTCAAGACTTCCACGGAGGTTACCGATTATTGGGGTATGACTTCCACCATTTCGGCTGGTGTCATGACTGTATCGGCGACTAACGTGATTGCCGTTTCTGACGTTAAAGACGCTATTTTTAAGCTTCGAGCATTGAATGTCAAGCCGTATTCAGGCCAAGACTACATCGGTATTTTGACTGATGAGCAGATGTCTGATATTGCCGGCGATTCACAGTTTATCGGATTCCACCAGTACGTGGATAAGGGGGTGGACGCTCTGTATAACGGTGAGATGGGCAAGATTTACGGCTGCCGTCTGATTGATGCGCCGCAAGGTCCGGCTGTTCGCGGTTCCAATTACGGGGCTACGGCCTCTTCGATAGCGTACGGTGCGGTTATCTTCGGTAAGGGGTTCTACGGTTGTTCAGAATGGCAGGGTGGGTTGAAGACTTATCTGTCAACCGGCGCGTCAAAGTCCGACCCGATGGACCAAACCTCGGTGTACAGTTGGAAGGCGACCATGACAGCTAAGACTTTGAATCCGTCTTGCGGATTAGTACTGTTTACCGGTTCACGCGATACTACGACAGCTGATGCTGAATCAGCTGGGTCAGGGCTTCGTCATGAAGACCCAAGCTCCTACTAGCGATATAAGTTGTCCGTTCTTTACAATATTGATAATCATTGATACAATAGTTAGTAGTATTAACTATTAACTGTAATCGTATGAGTCAATTTGTAATGATTTGCAAGGTGTGTGGAGGGCAGGTGAACGATACTGCCCTCCATTCCTGCAAACCACGAGAAGAGAAGAAGTGTGAGGTTTGCGGGAAAATGATAAAAAAAGTTTTTAATTGCAGTAGAAAAGATTGGATAGCTAAAAGATTTTGTTCGCAACGTTGTGGCGGTAAATTAAAATTAGGGTGTCAGCGAGGTGAGGCTAATTTAAATTGGAAGGGCGGGCGCATAGTATTCCCTGATGGTCGCGTTCATATTTACAAACCCGATCACCCGAATTGCACTATTAAAGGGTATGTATTTGAACATCATCTCGTAATGGAAGGAAGCGTTGGCAGGCATTTGGACAAGAAAAGCGAACGAGTGGTTCATATAGATGGGAACCATGGTAATAATGATTTGAGTAATTTAAAACTTCAAAAATTAGAGTTAAATTCATATAAGGAAAAGAGAGTAAATGGCGTGAAACGCAGTTTGCATCGCCGAACAATGGAAGATTTTTTGGGCAGAAGATTGGGAAAAGACGAGGTAGTTCATCATATTAACGGAGATAAGCAAGACAATAGTATTGAAAACCTTGAAGTGATGAGTAATTCAGAACACGCAAGACTGCATAGAATACAACAACTAAAATAATAAACCTACAGACAGGTATGGTTGTAAAACGAAACTTGTCCGAACCGCTTAACTTATATTTATATGCCTAATCCATGTTGGAGTGAGCAGCGGATACAGAACGCGCTCTATGATGATGTAATTGATTTGACTAATCATGCCGTAAGGACGACTGATGTCGGGGGTGGAGGAGGGAGCGGTTCCGCCTCAGGCGGTGGTGCGTCAACTTACTATTGCAAACCTAGTAACGCTACAGGTATGGACGCTATCACGGCGTACGCGGCCGCTACGCAGTTGACTGTAAGCGGACTGCCATTCGCGTTTGTGGCGAGTGATATTGAGAGTATAAGGCAGATTCCGAACGCTGGCGGCGCGGGTGCGCAGGATACCGTCTTTGCAGATAAGGCGGACTTCACTGTGGGTGCATTGACCGCAGGCGTGCAGACTATCACTGTAGCTAATGCTGCATTCGCCGCGACTGATAAGTTCGTGGTGGTGCTAAGCGGGCAGATTAAGACCTATACGTCCGCCACTAATTCAGGGCGTGCGGAGGAAGTCAATCCGGTTTCGCAACAGGTGATTGAGGAGAGTTTATTGGACACTACGAACATCGCGGCGGCTACTAATTACTATCCGTCTTCTTTAGGTATGGCAATGCTGGGGTATAAGGGGCTTAGTGTTTCCGGTAAGTTCATTGACGCGGACGGAACAATGACTTTGGATTTGGAGGTTACTGATGACGAGGACGCTACTAATGCCGACTGGGTTTCAGCCGGGCTTTCTACAGTTGACCAGAAGACCGGTGTTCAGACTATTGCGGCGGCACTGACCGTAACCAATGACACTCTTACATTCGCCATTAAGGCAATAGACTTTAACTGGAGATTCGTAAGAGTGAAAATGGTTAACGATGGGGCGACCAATACCGGGGTCATTAAGCTTAGGAGGATAGCTTCTTAATTTTATTAGTAAGCCTTTGGCTTAACATTACAATTCTATGGACGATTTAAATCTTGTAGCTTCCGAGCCGTTGGAGAAGACCGCGGCTGTGAGGGCGGATATTAAGGACAAGCTCGTTAAGGGCTGGGACGCGGCCAAGAACAGACATGAGCTGGCGAATGAGACCATGCTCAGTTACATCTTCGGGCCCAATGGCGAGAACGAGCATTACCCGATAGACTACTTCGTGGAGATTATTGCGGAGATAGACGCTGATAAAGCTAATCAATAAATTATGCTGTTGAATAAATACTCAACACCGGCCGAGCGCGCTCGAGGCTGTACGTTCTCAGAACGATTCAGCAATGCTATTGATATTGCCAAAAACGGAGGTACGATTACGGGAGTGCTTACTTATAATGACGGCGGGGCATTGTTTTCGGGCAGTCAAAAGGTTGTTTATAACACCAAGCTGGGAATCAAGACAATCTCATTCTGGATAACGCTCACGACCACTACGCAGGACATTATCAAGTTGACCTCTTCGCACAGCATTTCCGTTTCAGCCGGTACGTTAGCCGCTACGGGGTTTGCTTCTCCGACAATCAGAGTGAATGGCGTGGCAACGACTACGATAACCACGGCTAAGAGCTTTGTTGAGATAGACACAGCGACCGCGATTGACTGCAATGATATTCAGGTTGGATATATTACAGATTATGGCAACTTCATAATGGACGACTTGAAATTCTGGACGGCGCAGCTCACAACGCAAGAGGCGTTGGACTACTTCGCTAACGCGACTTACACGTACGTTAATAAATTGCAGGTGCATTACCCGATGACAATGGAGTACCATGACCCTACTAACTTGCAGGTGCTGGACGCTTCCGGTCGCGACAATCACGCCACGTATGTTAGCGGGCTGGTGAAGAAGCAGTGCAGGGGGTATCAGTTCTCTACGGCGGCGAGCAAGTACTTGACAGTGCCAACAACGGTCAATATCACGTCATCGGCAACGGGTTTCACGTTGAGTTTCTTTTTGCTGATGAGTAATACCGTTGTCAATAACCAGCGTGTCGTTGGTCAGAATAACGGTACGACTGATGGGCTGAGAATACTTCGCGCTTCCGCTACGACGTCAATCCAATCCTCTACATTCAATGCCGGCGTTAATACTTCTGCCGCTGCCAGTGGCGCGGTGGGCGATGGCAGGCCGGTGAACTTTACGCTGGTGCATGACGGCACTATCCAGACATGGTACGTCAATGGAGTACAGGTATCGCAAGATACATCTGCCGCGTTTTCGCCAACGGCCAATGCTATGACAATTGGGGCTGGTGATGGCGTAATGCTGGACGGCGAGATGTATGATTTCAAGTGTTCATACGAGAACTGGACACCGCTCCAGATACTGGATAATTATCTGACCACGAGAAAGCAGTTAAACATGATTTAATATGCAGTCAATAATAGCAAAATTAAAAGCTGATGGAGTGCTTAAACTTTGGCGCGCTTATAGGGCTGGGCATTTTCAGGATTTGGGCGACAGCAATCACGGCACACCGATATCGGTGGTATTGGGATACAGAGGCGCTTCATTCCCATTGATTACCTCGCTCGAAACGGTTGCGGATAGTTCCAATTTAAGGCTGACTACGGGAACGGTTATAGTTTTTGGTAATTTCAATTCGCAGACGGCGACTGAAACATTGGTCTCCAAAAAAGACGCAGGCGGAACGATGTATGATTTATATCTTAACGCCACGCAATTGGTGTTTTCTGATGGGACTAACAACAGAACGATTACCACAAGCTTGAATAACAAGCGGTGTATCGGCGTTACCTTTGCTACAGGCGGAACGCCAATCGGGTACGTTGATGGGCTGTCAATTGGTAATTTCTCTGGTGCTGTAACGATAGCGGCCGATGACGCGCCATTGATTCTGGGTAATATCTATTCCGGGTCGCAGAACTCACAGAATACCATTGCTGATGTATTGCTGTGCAGTCGAGTATTGACCGCTTCCGAGATGGCGGCAGTTTGCGCTGAGTTGAATAATACCACGTGGCCGACAATGCCATTCTCGAGATTCAATCGAGACAAGGACAATCAGTTCTACGATTATGATATGGAGGGGTCGGGGATTTCGGGGTTCTGGGAGGCCGGCAATAACGCTACGGTAACGAAGGAGACAACCACGCCGCACAGTGGAAGCCAGTGTTTAAGAATAGCCAGGGCGGATACTAACGCGGCGTATGCCAAGAACAGTATCTCTTCCGGCCGGTATCCTGTCGGCGAATACGTTAAGGTGTGGGGCTGGTTCAGGGGTGACGGCACTAACTACGCTTACGTTAATTTCAATGGCGTAACGGTAGCGACCTCGACCACGGCGAATACGTGGCAGTATTTCGAGTTTGTCGGTACGGCTAAGCTGGCCTCAAGTTCCAATCCGATACGGTTCTTATGCAGTGCGACTGTTTCAGGCGGATACGCCGAGTTCGATGATGTCGGCTTAATGACGTTCTCCAAAAAGGATTTCAAGACGGACTGGGGCGTTAAGGCTAGTGCAGAATCTGGTGGCACAGTAGGCCAGTATCTCGACCAGACTCCATTTCAATTCGGGGACGCTACAGCACGGTACAAGGTATCAACGGACACGATTCAAGGTAAGCTGGTCAAGGTGATTGAGTGTACCACGGCCGGGTTATTGTCGCTTCCGACCTCGATATTCGGTGAAAGCAGTACATCAGAGGCGGCGTATGGTACGTGGGAGGGCTGGGCGTACAAGGGGAGTGACGCTGGAACTATGAATATAGCGTTCATCTGCGATTCGCCAACGAGCATAGCTGGCAGCGGCTACAAGCTGGCGTTCACAGCAACGGAGACGGTGCAGATAGCGCGGTTGACCGGTACGGTGCATTTGGAGACCGCGGCCGCTTATATCACTATCAATACGTGGTACAAATGGAAGATAACCAGAACCGCTTTGGGTGTAACTTATCTCTGGCTGAATGATGTATTGGTGAGCGTTACCGGCGGCAGCGGCACTAATCCGTACACAAGCACGGCTTATACTTCCAGCACGCACGTGGTCTTGGACTTTGACGCAGGCGATAAGCTGGCCATTGCCGATGTCGGCGGTAATTATTCTTTCAGGAAATATCTTAATGTAATTTAACCATATAGGGGATATGGAACAAGAAAGCACACATAGCAAAGTCAATACTGACATCATATTGGAGCGGTTGACCAATCTTATCACGGTCAATTCCAAGGAGCATGAAGTCATAGAGAAGACGCGCGATGATTATCG